TCCCCATGTTGTTTGGTTCTTTTGTACAACTAATCCTGCTAAGATACCTGCTACTTTAAAGACGCGATGCACTAAGTTTGAATTGAAGGCGGTAGCGGATAAGGATTTAGGTTCCCTATATGACTTTGTTTGTGAAGAAGAGAAGATAGATTTACCAGGGGATGTAGGCGACCTTCTTATTCGCGAAGCTAAAGGATCGCCGCGTCAGCTATTGTCTAACATTGTAGTAGCTCGGACAGCGCGTAATAAGAAAGAGGCTGCTGAACTACTTAGCTCGGCTGTTCAGACAGATTCAACCCTCGATCTCTGCCAATTTATTGTAAATGGTGGAGGATCATGGGCTAAATGCATGGGGATTTTAAACAAAATTGATGATAACCCTGAAAGCGTGAGAATTTTGGTAGTCAACTATTTAGGTGTGTGCTTGAAAAATGCAAAGAGTGATGATGCAGCGGTCGGGCTAATTTCTAAACTTGATTCTTTTTCACAGCCTTATAATGGAACGGAAGGAATTGCGCCTTTGCTGCTATCTATTGGGCGCGCATTGTTTGCGGAGTGAATTATGGTAAAACCAACGAAACCGGGATGGTGGTGGGCAAAATGGATTACTAAAGCCCCGGGGACTTCTGATATTGATGATACCCCAGGAGCTTGGCCTGAAATTGTTGAAGTGATAGAAAATTGTATTGATGAAGATGATGATGAGCATTTGGGTGTTTTTGTTGGTGGTGTTGAGAAATTGCAATGGTTAGAAAATTTTGAATGGATTAAGCCTGTTGATGATAAAATCTAGGGAGCGTATGTAATTTCATGGCAGATTTGAAGCAGCTAGAAGCGAAACTGAGGATTGACGAGCATGCGCTAGATATCGCACTGCGCGAACATCCCGATTTGTTTTACAAAGTAGCGACAGAATTAGCTTTAGCGATATCTAATCGCGACGAAGCCAAGCAAGACTTAGAAGAGATTGAAGCCCAAGTTGATATGGAGTTGCGTAAAGCTGCGGCTGTTAGCGATACTAAGACGACTGAAAAAGAGATCGAGAGCAACAAGAAAGTTGATAAGAAGGTCAAGGCGGCCAACGATAAGTTTTTAGAAGAGCGCTTTAATGCAGCTAAATGGACTGCCTTGAAAGAAGCTTATGAAGCGCGATCCTACGCACTCTCTAAACTAGTCGACTTATTTTTGGCCAATTATTATTCTGCCAACGAAGATAATAGAACAGGCGCAACCACTTTAAGAGATGCACGGGCGCAGCATGTTAAGAAGGACTTGGTGGAACGGCGAGTGAGAGTATAGTGGAACAATTAGTAGGGTTCGTACATGATTTAGCTTTGATTATGGGTGTTCTAGTAGCGGGGTATTTGCTAACCTATGTATGTAGTGCAGCCTATTTCAAATGTAAATTAGATTATCAAAATAAGTTTTTCCGTAAATTTGATCCCAATCATCCAGTCGGAGACAAGTAACGATGGCACTAAAATCTAAACGTTCAGGATTTGTATATAAGCCGCGCACGGCGGAACAAGTCAAAGGCCGCGCTACCCGTAAGTCGGGGCTTTATGATTCGATCTTCAAGCAGGGATTTGATACTTATCGGCCTAAGCAAGGCGATAACTTGATCCGTTATCTGCCTCCTACTTGGGACGATAGTGATCATTACGGTTATACGGCTTTTGTGCACCGTAATATTGGGCCGGATAACGCGACCTATCTCTGCCCGCGTAAAATGTTGAACAAGCCCTGCCCGATTTGTGAAGCGCAAAAAGAAGCTAAGGATGCGGGCGAGAGCGAAGAAGCGACCGCGCTTAATACAGCAGAGCGTATTATCTCTTGGGTTATTGACCGCGATGCTGATGATCCTGAAAAGCCGCTGCTTTATGATACCTCGTGGACTCAAGACCGTGATATTGTCAGTCTGTGTGTGAACGAGCGGTCAGGTGAAATCTTGATGATTGATCATCCCGATAAGGGTTATGACGTCACTATCAAGCGCACCGGGACCGGTATGCGTACTAAGTACTATGGTTACGCGATTTCACGCGACGATTGTCCTATTCACGATAGTGAGAAGGTGCAGGACGAGATTCTTGAATACGTCAAGGATAATCCGGTGCCTGATACTTTGAACTTCTATGATTATGATTATCTGTCAGGCGTATTGTCGGGCAAAGTATCAGCTAAGGACGAGGCTTTAGATAGGGATGAAGATGATCCTGCTCCGAAGCGGACTAACAAAGCAAAACAAGACGTGCAGGACGATGACGACGTTCCGTTTGATACAAAACGTCGTGGTCCGCGCCGTGACCAAGAACTTGATCCTGAATCAGAAATGGATGAGATCAGGCACCCTCGCGGTGGAACTAAGAAAACAAGAGCTGTTGTAGAAGAAGAGGAGGATGACGATCCGCCGCCTCGTCGGTCTGCACGTAAGCCTGAACCTGTCGATGAAGAGGTCGACGAGGAAGCAGATGATACCCCTCCGCCGCGTTCAAGCAGGACAGCATCAAGAACAGCTACAAACGGGCGCTCAAGGGTGGTTGAAGAAGAATCGGATGAAGAGGACGATACGCCCCCACCCCGCAGTGAGCGACGCTCTAATACAAGGGTCAGGTAATGTGTGGGCCCTATATTCCTTCGGACGAAGCAAAAGAAGATAAGAGATCGTCTGAAAAGGTGTTTGTTGATATGATACAACAAGATTTAGGCATTAAAATTGATGCTCAAGCTTGGCGAATGTTTTTACGATGTCGATGGGATCGAATTACCCCGCTTGCGCATCGAATACATGAAGGAAAGATTTAGGTAGGAGCTTTATGGCTGCGCCGGACCCGCAGCCCTTGGATGTAATATTTAGCTCTCTCGTAAGTCGTCCCGGCGAGCCTAAAGGAATAGTATGGCAAGAGTAAAACTTGAAGAAGAAAAGCCTTCCCAGAAAACGGGAGGGCTTTACTTTGGCCAGCCCAAGAGCGATATTTCTTTCATCCCTTCAGGCTGCAAAACGCTTGATTTAGCATTGGGTGGTGGTTGGGCGCGGCGTCGCATAGCAAATATAGTAGGTGACAAAGCAGTTGGCAAAACGCTGATTGCGATAGAAGCATCCGCCAACTTCAATATGGTTGAGCCCAAAGGTAAGATTAGGTATCGTGAATGCGAGTCAGCCTTTGATAACAACTATGCTGCCGCATTGGGATTCCCAGTTGATAAAGTTGATTTTGGCGAACCTATGGATACAATTGAAGATGTCTTTGAGGACTTAGAAAAGGTACTAAAAGGAGCAAAAGGGCCTGAAATCTATATCGTCGATTCGCTAGACGCGTTGAGTGATCGCGCAGAGCTAGAGCGCAAGATGGATGAGGGCAGCTATGGGACAGGCAAAGCCAAGATGATGTCCCAACTATTTAGGAGATTGGTTCGTGATCTGGCATCTAAGGACGTCACTGTATTTATCGTTTCCCAAGTACGGGATAACATTGGTGTTACCTTTGGCCGTAAGACGACGCGTTCGGGTGGTCGTGCTCTTGATTTCTACTCTTCACAAGTTATTTTCTTGAGTCAAGTTGAGCGCTTGACTAAGACTATACAGAATGTAAAGCGGGTGACAGGAGTTACGGTTCGGGCTCAGGTTGATAAAAATAAAGTAGGCCTGCCCTATAGAGAGGCTCAGTTCCCTATTATGTTTGGTTATGGTATTCACGATTGGAAAGCGTGTGCTGAATACCTTAAACAAGTAACAGGCGAAATAGTACCAAAGACAACGTCTCTAGTGGATATACAAAAACAAGTTGAAGATCATTGGTGGGAAATAGAAAATAAGTTCTTGCCCAGCGGACGCAAGTACCCATAAATGTGTCGGATGAGTTTATTAAAGCGCTTGAGGGATTGACCGATCGTGTCATTGCGGTTCGCGTATTGTATGAGAGAGGGCTAATTGTTATGCCGCTAGAAATCAAAGGACTAAAAACCAATATGCTGAAGGTAGCGCAGCGTATTGAGCGATTAAATGCTAAAGCGGTTGCTTTTGATGAAATTGGTGCGGGGGTTGAGCAAGGGCTAGATGATATTACGGCGCAAGTAAAAGGGCACGGCGAAGATATGACATTTGCGGCGACCATCTTGGGAAACTCAACTTCAAAATCGGACCAAGAGAAGCCCGACGACAAGAAAGACACTATAGCAGGGAAAGTTGATACTAAACCTCTAGATCTTCTAGTCCTTAGCAAAGATGCCAATTTAGCTCCTGTGACTGGAGCGCAGCACCCGCCAGGATTAACCGCAGGCGGATTTAAGGGGTAGTTTATCATGCCATTAACAGCTGGTAAAGTTGTATATTCAAGGACGATTCAGGTTCGACAATTTGAACCTAGACATGTTGCAGTAGAGATTGCATTTGAAGTTGGTGAGAAAGAAAAGCTGCAAGACCTAATTGATGATGCGTCTGATATTTGTAAGTTAGCAGTCTTGGATTTAGTAAATCAAAGTGAACGTCGTGAGCGTTAATGGGAAACAGAAAGGGGG